CGGCATGCCGCGCTCGAGCGCGATGTTCTCGCGATTCGCCTGCGCCTCGTCCTCGGTGACGTCGTCGAAGAAGCGGTCGAGGCCGCCGGCCTCCATGTCTCTGAGGGCTTCCTTGATCTGGCTCGAGGACACCGGGAAGCTCATCGGGTTCTGCGACAGCAGCGTGATCATCTGCATGATCGCGGCCTGCTTCGCCGCCTTCGCCTGCGGGAACATCGAGCCGGCCTGAACCTGGACGAGCGTGTTCTCCTTGAGCGCGGCGCCGCGGAAGTTCAACTGGTTCCAGGCGTCGTCCGCGCCCGCGATCATGATCGTGCGCTGGTCGGTCCAGTATTGGCCGACCAACCTCAGGATCCTGGTGCCGGCGATCCCGAGCTTCTCCTCGAGATCGTAGATCCGGGGGCCAAGCCTGGTGTTGTCGGCCTCTAGCAGCAGGTTGATCGCCGATGCTGCCGTGACGCCCGCGGGCACTTGAGCATTGGTGACCTCATGCTGCCCCGATATCGCTTCGATCGACGCCTCGATGCGGTCCTGCTGAGCGAGAATGTACTCCGGCAGCATCGGTGGCTGCAGGTAGGTTGGGACCGCGTTCGGCGTCGAATCGTCATAGTCGATCCTCTCTCCCGGCACGCCGGAATAGTTCACGTTCGCCTGCCTGGAGACCATCAGCGCCGGGTTGCCAACCTTCGACCCGTTCTCGCCGATCTGCGTCTTGACCTTGTTGAGCTCGGTCTGCGGACCCCGCAATTGCTCGACCAGGCAGGTCGGCCAGAACCGTCCCGGCACCGGCACGCCCTTGAACATCACGTACGGCAGACAGTCGTAATGGTTGATGTCCTCGAACAGCATCCGCCCGCGCGCCCACACCGCCCTGCGCCCCTGCGGCCAGATCGAGTTGGGCTTGCACCAGTACTCGCGGATCTTCACGCCCCGGTAGCCGGACGCGCCCGCCGTCTGGTAGCCCGGGTACATGCGCGACTCGAACGGCCCTGACGCGACATCCGTATCCGGGTCGATCCGCACGCCGAACTGCTGGTAGACGTACTCCGAGCTTTTGACGGTCTCCTGGATCAGCCATTCGGCGTCCTCCAGCTCCCTTGCCAGCGGGTCCGGGTAGACCTCGAACGGGTTGACGACCTCGACGCAGACCTCGCCGGTCGCGAGACTCCTTGAGTAGAGGCCGTTCGGGATCTCGCCCATGTCCTGGGCGCGGATCGGCCGCCGCGTCTGGTCGTGGATGATCGGCGCGCCGGAGCCGTCGACGACGACGTCGATCTTCTGGCCGCGGGTGCGGTCCCAGGTGATCTTCCAGAACCCCGACGCGCAGCATTCGGCCCACAAGAGCACCTCGTACAGGCGGTCCGTCATGTACAGCGTGCGCCACAGGTAGTCGAGGATCTTCTCGCCCGTCTTCGCGGCCTGCAGATCGCCGTCCTCGCTCGACAGCGGCACGACCTGGAAGCCCGGCTTCTGCTGCGTCATCTTCGCGATCCGGGTCTGCACAACCCCCTGGATGCGGTTGTCGGTCAGCGTCATCCGCCACGGCTCGAGGCGGGGGCGGTCGATCCGGCCCTTGTTCCAGAACACCCACTGGTAGCCCGAGTAGTAGCTGATGTTGAGGCTCCAGATGCCCTCGTAGCGCGTGCGCTGGCCCCGCGACTGCGACAGCAGCTTGTCGAGGTCGCCGACGGTCTTGTCCTGCAGCACCCCGACCGGGTTGCGAGTGCGGTCACGGGTTGACATTCAGCTCCTCCGTATCGCCCATGCCGACGTTGTAGAAATCCGGCACCTCCTGGCCGACGAACCCGAGCTCGGCGAGATCCCTGGGCTGTTCGGGCGGCTCATAGGCGATCTGCGGCACCGGCACGAACTGCGGGTGCTGGATGCGATTGAGGAGTTCGCGACGCTCGTCGTCCATGCGCGCGAAATGCCGGCTCGCGTCCGCGAGCATTTCCGAGCGCTCGCGATGATGGTCGGCCGCGGCCAGCCGCATCTCGGCCTGGTGCGAGATCTGGAGGCGGTAGATCGCCAGCACCAGCAGCACGATCACGGCCAGCGCGCCGGCGGCGATATAGGTCATGCCGCGTCCAGATCCGGCTTCAGCGCCAGCTTGACCGGCGTCGAGCGTGCCGCCAGCGCCTCCTCGAGCCGCTTCGCGTAGGTCCTGGCAGCGTTGCGCTGCTGCACGTAGCGCGCGCTCGAGGCGCGCAGCTGCTCGATCTCGACCTCGAGGTCGGTCGTGTCGCGCATGTTGACGTGCACCGCCGCCGAGCGGATGCAGTCCTCACACAGGATCAGATCGTCCATCGACTGGCCGTCCTCCGTCCAGCCGCGGTCGCTGGCGGCGTCGAAGTCGACATATCGCTTCTGCGGCTTCTGGTCGTAGCAGGCCGAGCAGTACGGCGGCATGTTCGTCGGCCTGATCTCGTTAGCGAGCCTTGTTGCCATCACACTCTTTCTATCTCTTAGGGGCTACGAAAAGATTCCGCCGTACTCGTGGCTGCGCGGAATCCGGTTCCAGTTGCTGCGGCCCATCCGCTCCCTGAACGCGACCCTGTTCATCGGATCCATGTAGCGCTCCTCGGCCAGGTGCGGCGGCCTCCTCGGCCTTGCCATGCACATGTACCTAAGTGCGTCCAGCAGATGGTCGTCGCGCTTCACGACCGTCTCCTTCGCCTCGTGCTCGCTGCGTCCCTGCTTCGTCCAGTGGTAGCGGCGAAACTCGTCGATCAGGCCGGTGCAGTGCGCCTGCACATGCAGCCGCGGCCCCTCGCCCGGCTGGCCCTGCAACCGCTCCTTCACCCGATTGATCCCGGCCGGCACGTCGTTCTGCCCCAAAATAGTGACAATGCCGTGGTCACTGTACTCCAACTGGTCGCTGCGGCCGGTCTGGTGCGCGGTGTTCCTTGCCGACGGGTCGATCATGTAAGTCCGTAAGCGAACGTTGCGCCTGGCCTCCATCATCCGCACCGCCAGCGCAACCTGCGCAACCGTCGACTCCGCCATCGCCAGCTCGTCGAACACCACCAGATCGTCCTCGGCCGTCAAATACGCCCACACCACCGCCGCCATGTGCCTGGTCCCAGGGTCGATACTGCCCAGCAACAGCACATTCTCCGGAATCTTCGCGCTCGGCACAACATGGATGTGGCGCTGGAACTCCGGGTACACCATGCCGGAAAACTGCACGAACTTGCCCGACTTGCGGGCCGCGCGCTCCTCCCTCGACAATCCCGCCAGCACGCGCTGCTTCGCCACATCGTTCAAGAACGGATTATCGTCCATGTCGACGATGATCACGGTCGCATCGCTCAGCTCGCCCTTCTCCCACGGCACATAGATCTCGTCATACATCCATGACATGCCGTGCAACGGCGTCATCGTGAACAGCTCGTCACCATCATGGTCGATCAGGCGAAACTGGCACTCCTGGCGAATCGCCCTGGGCGGCTCCTCGTCATAGTGAACGCGGTGCAGCGCCGCACCCCCGAACTTGTCGAGATCCTGCTCGAACGTCATGAACTGCAGCCAGCTGCCGTTCTTGAAATTCAAGATCCGCATGCTCTTGTCGTACGCCTTCTCCCACGTCCTGCCCAAAAGCTGCTCGCGCGGACACCACTCGCGCAGCTTCTCGAACACCACGCCCTCCATCGTAGAGGTGAAATCCGGCGTTACGATCCGGGCTCTGAACGGAGGCTGCCAGCGCTTATAGGCACTTAGATGGTCGGGGACGATCTCCCCATCCACGCACTGGATCAGATCGTCGAGGATCCCCGCCGTCGTCTTCCCCGAGCGGTTGCCGCCCAGGAACGCCTTCACCGGCTCCCTGGACTCGTGAAACGCCACCTGCTTGTGGTGCGGCCGGTACGCGATCAGCGGATTGCGCCTGATCGCCTCCTCGAGCGCCTCCAGCTGGGCGACGACCTCCTTGAGCTCGGCGCCCTCCAGACCCTCGAGCCGCTCCCTATGGATCCGCAGCACCTGCGATCCTTCCTTTCATCTCATGGGAAATCCTGATCGCCTTCATCAGCGGCGTCGCCAGCGTCATCGGCTCATTCCACGCGATCCACATGGTCGTCAAGCACGAGCAGAAGGAATGCGACGCGCGCCTCGACGCCTACAGGGAAGGACTTCATGATCCGCTCCACGAACACCGAGAGCCATGAACTTCACCGCTAGGATCGCCGCCGTCATGGCCGGCACACTGATCGCCGCCGCAGCATCCGGCTACGCCATCGCGCACGCACTCGCCGCATCGCCACCCGCACCATCGAAGACCGTCACGATCACCGTCTCGAACGGCGCCACCGGACCGACCGGACCGACAGGCGACACCGGCCCCGCCGGCAACCTCGACTGTCCTGTGGGCTTCGAACCCGGGCTCGTCGTCATCAACCATCCCGGCGGACAGGTCCAGATCTATGGCTGTATTCGGTGATCGCGGCGCCTATGGCGTTCCCCGCTGCCGCGTCTGCGGAGCGCCGCTGCAGCGCTCGATCGCGATCGAGCGGCTCGACCCCCTCATCCACTCACTCGAAGTCGCGCTCCGCGCCGCCGACCAAGACCACGACCGGCTCCCCGACCCGCGCGTCAGCCACGCCCTCCACGACCTGCAAGCGGCATTGGGCACTTAGATGAGGATCGAGTATCGCTGCGTCTAATGAGCCAGCTTCGCTCGAACTGCTGCGCGGCTCCCGTCATGGCCGACGTGACCAGAACGCCGCTCGACCACCCGCTGATGCTGGAAGGGCTGGCGCCGCTCTACTGCACAGACTGCGGACGCGAGTGCGCCACCGTCGAAGTCGAAGCAACGACCGAACGCGTCAGCGAGTACCGGCTGCCATGAGGATCGACTACAAGTGCGTCTGCGGCTCGAAACTCACCATCAGCTCGCGCCGCTACCAGGGCCTCGAAGACATCTGGCGCCAACACGCCCAATGCCCAGCCCTCTGGGCCAGATGGGGCCAAGCAACCCCAACCGACCAGACCATCGAACTCAGCCCGTGGCTGTCAGCGCCTTCTTCTGTTCGGGCGTCATCAGAGCCTCCCGAACCTCCCGAGGCCGCGCCTCCTCAGACCCAGGACGCCACCAGCCCAACTCAGGAACATCCGCATTCGGCTGAAGCTTCGAGCCCTCGAAACCCTTCCGGCTGAAGCGCGGAATGACCACCGGCCCCCTGAAGCCGTTATCGACGCGCTCGAGCAAGGCAGAGCACGCCCGGGCAACGAAGGCCTCCGGCGTGATCTCGAGAATCGCCGAGGCCTGGGCAATCCGCTCAGGCTGACCCTCGCAACGCAACTCCACCAGATGCTCCGGGTCCGCAGGCTCAACATCCACCGAGCCCAGCGCCCGATTCAGAAGACGCTCCGCCACACGACGCCTGGACTGCCCATGCTTCTTCGCAATCTCGTCCAACGCCTCAAGCAACCCCTCGTCCATCACGCCGAACTGCTTCCCAGGCATATACGAACCTCCGCTCGAAAACCCGCCGTATACGGGATTCAGGCTGATTCTGGCGGATCCGTATACGAGGCGTATACGAGGCCCCCGAGAAGGCTGAAATGTCGGGCTGGGACCCTCTCACGGGAACGCTCTGACATGCCATGCTCGCCTACCCCCCGTGCCTTGCCGTCGGCTCGCCGCGGTGCTGTGCCAGGCCTTGGGCCCTCCCGTCCGCGGCGCCGGCCGCCGACGTCTCCGGAGCCGCTCGAGCCGCGGTCCTCGAGTGTCAGGGGCGGCCAGCTGGCGGCCCCGCACTGTCACTCGCGCGAGGCTGGGCCGTCCGTTCGAATGTGCCGATTTGCAGGCACTTCATGTGGGCTCAACGCTACCTGGTCGCGGTCCGAGCTCGAGCTCGAGGCGCCGGCGAGCGAGGCGAAACGGTCGTTGGCGCCTTGCGTGCGGGACCACCTTCAGCGTGCTGTTCGCGGTGCGTCGTTTGGCGGTTTGGCGCTGCGTGACGGTTCCCTCTTGCATGCCAGGGGAGGTTGCGGTACGCTGTCCTGGCAGCGCCGGATTGGCCGGTGCCTCACTAGGGAGACAGGACAATGTTGGCTCTTAGGTATCTGGTTGCGAATGCTGCTTGGGTGTTCGTGTTTGGGGATTCGCTGCTTCGGATGGGTGACGGCCCAATGTTCTTTGGGTCACGCCGTGATGCTGTGGCGGCTGCTGCGGGCTGCGGCTTGAAGGTGTCGCGGTCTGGCGTGGTGTCGTCATGACGGCGCCGTCGGTACGGGTTGGAGACAGGGTTTGGGTTGCGGGTGAGGAGTCCGCGGCTACGGTCCTGTCTGTAGATGAGGTCTGCGAGTCCGCCGTGGTGCGTGTGGACTCTGACGGGATCGCGGTGGACGCGTCGTGGCGTCAGCTGCAGGTGTTGTGATGCACGCGGCGCTGATCGATCGCTACAGGCTCGAGCTCGAGCCGCGGGAGCTCTTCTCGAGCTCGCCGAAGACGGACAAGAGCGTGAAGTTCGGGTACCTGACGGCGGTGATGTACTTCTCGCCGGCGGACGGGTCGGGCTTCGAGGTCTGCACGTTCCGTTCGCCGTTCTGCACGGATCTCTGCTTGAACACTTCCGGACACGGTGGGATCGCGCTTGACGAGAACGGGCTGAACACCGTGCAGGTCGCGCGGATCCGCCGTACGCGCTGGTACCGGCGCGATCGTCGGGCGTTCATGCGGCGCGTAGTGCGCGAGCTCGAGCGCCTCGAGCGCGAGGCGGAGGAGCTCGGACTGATCCTGGTCGTGCGCATGAACGGGACCGCGGACATCAAATGGTGGACGTCGCATCCGTGCTATCGCGGCGAGGTTCGGTACGCGTCGGTCTTCGACGCGTTCTCGCATCTGCAGTTCTACGACTACACGAAGCGGCCCGTGCGGCTGTGGACGAACCTGCCCGCGAACCTGCACCTGACGTTCTCGCTGTCCGAGGAGAACGAGCTCGAGGCGCGCGCGGCGCTCGCCGCCGGCGCGAACGTCGCGGTCGTGTTCGACGCGGTGCTCGAGCGCCGCGGGCGTCCCGCGGGCGCGCTCCCGGAGACGTTCTGGGGGCATCCTGTGATCGATGGAGACGTGCACGATCTGCGGTTCCTCGATCGGCAGGGCTGTGTAGTGGGGTTGCGGGCGAAGGGCCGCGCGATCGGATCTGACTCCGGATTCGTCCGGAGCTCGAGGGGAGGGGAGTGACCATGAGGGACGACTACCAGGCTGAGTCTGCGGACTGGGAACTCGAGCTCGAGGCTGAGCGCGAGCGCGCCCGGGAGCGCGACGCGGCCTACCAGCGCGCGCTGCGCGAGGCGGAGGACGTCTCGCGGGAGGATCTCGAGGCTACGAGCGCGTGGCTCTCGAGGATGCTCGAGGAGCACGGCCACTGCGGACTCTGACGCGGCGAACACAAGCGCTCGGGGGCGACTCGAGCTCTTGTGCTCGCCGATCGGAGCGAGACACGACGAAGGGAGACAGGGACATGCTGAGACTGAACTGCCACTACCACGGCGCGGAGCCGTGGGACATCTGGGCGCCGGGAGATCTCGAGAGCGCGATCCGCCAGCTTGCCTGGCAGATCGCGAGCGACGCCGGCTCGGAGCTCCTCGAGGACGGCACGCAGGAGTGCCGCGATGAGCTCGAGCGCCAGATCATCGCGGCCGCGACGCGCGCGCTGCAGGACGCCGGCGACGAGTACAAGGCGCCTGACGGGACGTTGTACTCGCTCGAGGAGCTCGAGGAGGAGCCGAGCGTGTGGGAAGAGCGGCGCGGCGATCGGGAGGGGATCTGATGCCTCGAGGTGGCGGAGTGCGATGGGGCGTGTTCGTCCACGATCCGGATGGCGACATGGGCTACGGGCTGATCATCGGGGCGTTCAAGGACGCGGCCACAGCCGAGGCCAAGGCCGACCAGATCCGCGCGCACGAGTCGATGCACCGGGCGCTCGAGTGCATCGTGCTGCCGATCGTGGCCGGCGCTGTGAGCTCGCGCAAGATCGCGGGCGCGGTCCTCTACAACGACGGGGTGATCGAGTGAGCGAGCATCGGATCAGGTGGTTCGCTCGCGTGCCCGAGAGCCTCGAGGCGCCCGATGGCTACCTGCCGCGGTCGCGCGGGATGCGCGGCGCATGGCCGTGGGATGTGCGCTGCTCGTGCGGCTGGGAGTCGCGCACGGGCGGTGCGGTCGAGTCGTTCGTGCGCCGCATGGTCGAGGAGCACCGCGCGGACGTGGAGGATGCGGGCTGACGAACGCGAGAGCTCGGGCGCTGCTCGAGCTCTGGCGCTCGCCGGCCGGCGAGACTAGCGAAGGGAGACAAGGATGCAGGGCATCTACATCATGGTCGGGCCGAACGCCGAGGGCGGCCGGCGGCGGCCGAAGTCGAAGAAGGAGATCCGCGAGACCGCGGCCGATCGCGTGCTGGTCGAGGCGACGTCGCTGTTCGGCAACGAGTACGAGGGCGCCGCCGCAGCGCTGCCCGCGGGCACGCGCGTGCACTTCGTCGGGCCTGACCCGTACACCTCGAGGCGCTTCTACGGGACGCTCGAGCGCATCAGCGGCAGGGTGGTGGTGCGCTGATGGCCCGGGGCGTGCTCGAGATCGCGATCGACCGCTCCGCCGGCTACAGGCACACCTGCCGATCGTAGGCGACTTGACGCAAGCGCCCTGGCATCCTGCTAGGGTTCTTGCGTCAGGCCACTACAAGGGAGACAGGGACATGGAGAGGATGAGGCTGTACGTCGACGTCGAACGCGTCGACGCCGTCAACACCGGCGAGCGCTACGTGGTCTACGGGCCGTTCAGCGAGCGCCAGATGGCCGAGGAGTGCGTGATCGCGCTCGCCGGCCGCGCGGACGTGCTGAAGGCGCAGATCCGCAATCCGGAGGCATCATGACCGAGCGCGAGTATCAGACCTCGCTCGCGCAGGCCGAGCTCGTCAACGCCGTGCTCGCGGCGCTCGAGCCGCCGACGAGTAGCTGGAAGGTCGAGGTCATCGCCGACTCGAGCGGCAAGTGGTGCGGCAACGC